AATCCATACATGAGACCCCAAAATATGGTTAATCCAGCAGCTTTGCACAGAAGAAGATTCTTGTTTAGGGTAAAACTGAAAGAAGAATATGCTAAAGCAGGAGCTAGTGCAAATGAATTTGTTATTGATGAGGAAAAAATTGCAGAAGCTAATATCAACAGAACAAGAGGAGATCATTTGCTAGTAGATTACTTAGATAGTTTGCAAGATGAGGTTGTTGTAATTAGAGGAAGAAAAGCAGAGAACATGTCAGTTGATCAGGCAAAAGAACTGATTTGTCATCTTTTACAAAAACAATATCAGACAGAAGAACAGCGATTGCTTAATAGGGACGGAACACAGTGTTATGCAAGAATTGCATATGAAAAATTAATGCAAGATTTGAAACATTGGAAAATTGAATTAGGGCCAGATGAGATGTTGAGCACAGCAGCTGTTTTTACAAATGTAAGCAAGAAAATTGAAAAATTGGATATGAAGTTTGATAATGTTTTAGATGTAACTAAAGAAAGTGAAGCTGACTATATAAGAAAGACTAAGAAGAGATTGATTAATGATTTGGAAGTTATCAGAAATATCTCACCTTTTATAGATCAGGAGAATGATTCGATTTCATTATTGGGAACAGAACATGTTGCATATTTTGGAGAAGCTATAGATGAAACAACTTACACTTTAGGAACTAAGTTAATAAATGATAAAACTTATTATTATTTACAACCAGGCACAATGAAAGCTAGAAAAGGACCCATAAATTTCGACAAATTATCAATTAAGGAAATATCAGAAACAAAACATAGAAATAAGATGATTGTTTATCCAGTTGGAGATAGTGATGACGTATATTCGGTTTTGTATTGGTTGATAGAATTTTCAGCTTGTCGAAATCAAATTCATTTTGAGAGAGAAATTAAGATCAGAAAAATGGAGATTGCGAGTAAAAATAGATTAAAAGTTTGGAAAGAAAAACTGAAAGTCATACATTACAGAACACTCACTATTTGTGAAAAAGCTTTAAAGTTCTTAACCTCATGTGCAATCAATTATATAGGTAAGCCATTGTTTCAAGGTTTGCTTATAGGGATAACAATAGTTGGAATGTTTTACACATTAGGAGCTATAGGAAAGCTGCTTGCACCAAAAACACAAAATGTAGCATATATAACAACGACTAAGACAAATAGAGTTCCACAAGCCCCAGCAAGAAGTGCACTTGGTGTTAATCAGGTTAACTTAGAAACACATGTGGATGAACCACTCACACCTTTTGTAGCAAAACAAAATAAAACCGCAGATGAGGGCCTTAGTAATTGTGATGACTCTCAATTTTTAAAAGATGCAACTTATAAGATTAGATATTACTCGCATAATGATAAAAACAAATTCGTATCTATCGTTGGAACAATAATAGGC